AGGTTGCCCGGGATGCGTGACGCCATCTTGTTCACGAGCGCCAAGACGGCGCGCTCGCTGCAGCCGAAGTGTCGAGCGATCGCGTAGTACGTCATCCCGTCAGCGATCATCGAGACGACGCGTTGCTGCCGCTCGGTGAGCGGACGCGCCGGTCGCACCCGCTCGATCTCGGTCATCCCGCCAACTCGCCCGCGAGCAGCTGCTGCGCTTCCCGCACGCAATCGGCGATGTCCATCGTCGCCCCCTGCTCGCGGTACAGCCCCTGAATGCGGAGCGCCGCCGCCATGACGGTTTCCTCGCGAATCCGCTTGTTCGCCACGGCCTCGGGATCGGGCGAGCCGACCGCCCGCTTCGACTTGTTCGACTCTTCGGCCCCGATCGTCGCCAGCTTCACGAGCTTGCGCGCATCCTTCACCGTGTCATCGTGCACGCGGTGTGTGTGTTCGAGCATCACCGCGCCGGTCGTGACGGTCGCCGCGAGCGCGCGCCATGCCGCCGACTCGACGCGCAGCACGTGCACCAGGAATGCGCCGAGCGCCACGAGGGCCAGCAGCGTCACCAGCGCGATTACGAGGACGGCGGTCACTTCGCGGCCCTCGGCGTCACCAGGTAGCGCCACGTCTCGCCCATCCAGCGCCACACGCGGCGATGCAGACGGTTCTGTCGCTCCTGCCAGCGGAGCGCCTTCCCGAACTCTTCGCAGTACGCCATGACCTCCCCGCGCGTCACCGGGCGATGGCGATGGTCGGGGTGCATCCACTGCGCCCACGTCATCGGGTTGGCCGAGGGCGGGCCACCCGCCGCACGCTTTGGCTTCCCATTCGTGATCGCGCGTCGGTCGATGTGCGTCATCCGGCCAGCTCTCCCGGTAAGGTGATCCTGCTGCGCTGCGCCAGATGGCGCCCGCGCTTGGACTGCTCGGCCATGTACGCCAACGTCGCGGGGGCGAACGCATCGACTTCCTTCCCCGCCCACGGCTCCCGGCGCACCATCGGCCGCACGCCGGCGAGGTTCATCAACGCGTCGAACCCGTCGTCGCCGCCTTCGCCCGTCTCGCGGTCCGCGTTGGCCTTGAGTGGGTACTCGGGGTAGTTCTCGTCCTCGACCACGGACTCGCATTGCTCGAGCAACCGGCGGTTGCCCGGCGTGTCCATGAAACGCATCCGAGGGAGCCCGTCGCTCCCGTCTGGCCCGCGCCCCTTCCACGAGATGTAATCGCGCAGGTTGACGCCGTTCTTCGCGCGGTCGCTCGTCCCCGGGTTCGGGATCATCGTCAGACCAAACTCGCGGAAGCGCTCCTGTGTGGACGGGATCACGCCCTCGACCTTGGCCTGTTGCGTGTTGATCACATCGCCGCCGCCCCGGATCACGACGCCCAGCACCTGGGGCGCCTGCGCGAGGATCTGCTGCGCCTGCTCGTGGTCCTTCTTGCGGTGCATCCAGACCGTATCGGCGACCCACAGCGTGCCATCGAAGTCGAACGCGCCCCACACGAGCACCGCGTTATGCGCGTAGCCCCAGTCGTAGCCCGCCGCGCGGACCCAGTTGGACGGGATGTCGAAGGGCGGCACGATGTGCACGCGCTCATCCAACTCATCGAGATACGAGCCCCCGGCCGCGCTCCAGTCGCCGAAGATGAGGCGCCGCCGCTCCTTCTCGGGGCGGCTGTACAGCTGCGCCAGATACAGCGCGTCGTTGGCGTAGATCGGGTTATCGAAGACGGTCCCGGGGACGTACGCCCGCGACAGCGAGAGCTTGCGCCCGTCCGGGGTCTCGAAGCGCTCCCAGTGAATGCGCGACCCATCGTCGCCGCACGGCACGATGTAGCGCTTCCGGATGTTCGCGTGCCCCGCATAGCCCGGATTCCCTGAGCACCGGAACATGCGGACCAACTCGGGGACCGGAGACCGAATCTCCTTGATGAGTTCCGGGATCACCTTCGGGTCCGCGATGTTCGCAACCTCATCGAACCCGACATAGGTCCACTCGCGCCCCTGGTACAGCGTCACGTCTTCGTGCGTGCGGCAGTAGCCGAGGCGGATCATCGCCCCCGAGGGGAAGCGAAAGACGCGTTGTGTCCCATTCCACGCCGGGCGCCGACTCGACGGCCACTTCGCGAAGAGCCGGTGCATGCGGTCGGCGATCTCGGACGTTTCGTCCGCGACTTCGCGCAGGATGAGCGCCCGATAGGCCGGGTGATGCACCTGTCGGAGCGCGCCGGCCATGATCACCTCGGACTTGGCCACGCCCTTGGCGCCGCCGAAGAACGCGTCAAACGCCGAGCAGCGCAGCGCCTTGACCTGCCACTCGGAGATCGGCGACCAGATCGCCGTCATGAGCGAGAGGAGGACCGCGGCGTACACACTACTTCGCGGCTTGGATGAGCGCCGTCGCGGCGTCGAGCGCCGCCTTCCGCACCGTCTGGCGCGCGGCTTCAGCCGTCACCGCCGACTCGGGCGGCAGGACCGGCGGCGCGTCCAACATCGGCAACTCGACGACGCCCGACTCGATCGACTCGTCGTTCTCGTTCACGATGGCATGTTGGCTGATCTCGCCGAGCCCGAACTTCAAGGCGGTGTCGATCGCCTTCTTCCGGAACTCGGCGTCGATCACGACCATCGGGCGGCCCTCGGCGTCGAGCACCGGCTGCCCGTCTTTGAGGACGGGGATGGCATGGACGCCCGAGATCACGTCCTCGAGGAAATCGAGCCCGCCGCCCCGGTTGAGCGCGAGTAGGAGCCGCTTCCGTGCGCGCCGACGCAGGGCCGCGACGTAGCCGCCCTTGTTCCCCTTGACGCCGCCTTTGAGGAGCGCGCCGCCATGCGGCTGGGGCACGCGCTCGGCGTCGGGCGGCGCGACGACGGTCGCCCCGGCGAGGAGCGCGGTCACCTGCTTCTGCACGCGCTGCTGATCCCGGCGAGCCTTGCGGCCCTCGGTCGTCCGGTCCTGCGTGTGCCGCTTGGTGTTGCGCGGCCGGCCGACCTTCTTGGGCTGCTCGTCTTTGGGGCGCTTCTTCGCTGCCATATCCCCCCAACACAGAAAGCGCGGCCCGCCCTCTGTGATGAGGACGAGCCGCGTTGGATCGCCGCGACGGACTACGCTCGGTTGTCGATCGAGACGGGAGGAATCGAACCTCCGCTCTTCTGATCCCAAATCAGACGCCGTGCCACTGGGCTACGTCTCGCTATTCCGCGGAGCTGGGTGTCGAGGATCTGCCCCCCTACAGCGTCGTGCGCACACCCTGCGGCCCCTAGCCAGGCTCTCCCCTCGCGGGGTTGTAGGCGCGGTCTGTGTAGGCGCCTCGTTCGTCCCTGGCCTAACGTCCTGCAGTTGCGGGGGTGGGGCTCGAACCCACGACCTCGAGGTTATGAGCCTCGCGCGCTACCGACTGCGCTACCCCGCTGCGCGAAGTATTGCCGCTGGCGCCCCTGTCCGCAAGCGCTCGACGCCGAGCTGCCGGAGCACGGCCCCCACGTCAGTCACGTCCAGGTCATCCCATTCGGAGCGTTGGACTTCGACGACGATGCGCAGCTCGCGCGGGGCGCCGATCACGGCGAGCGTCGCCGCGCATTCGGCGCAGGTGACGCGCATAACGCCGGCGAGGTTGCGCCCCGAGGGCGTCCACCCGTGCCCGCAGGCGCAACGCACGCGCGCGTCGCTCGCCGGCCAGCGTTCAGCGAAGCGCATCTTCGGGCAGAGGATCACGCCACCCGTCGCCATGCACGAACACCTTCCCCCGATGGGGGGCAGACTCGGCCACCGTCTTCCGGCGCGGCGCCTCAGGTGACGACGCCCCAGCGCCCGGCTCGTCCCCCACATCCCACCCCTTCCCGTTCATCGGGTTGCCGTACAGTCGGCAATCGTCGCTCCACACGTGCTTGATGATCCCGCCCTCGAGGCGCACCACATAGCACGTATTCACATCCGGCCCGTAGTCGATCACGAGGAACGCCTCGCCGTCGCCGAGGGGTGTCTGCACCGACAGCGTTGGGTTGAGCTGGAGCATGCGACTCGGGATGTCGGGCGGGGAGATCATCCCGCACAGTTGCGCTGGCGTGGCGGTGGCGCGGCTGCGAGGTCGCGGACGAGATTGAGCGCCATCTGGTGTGTCTCCACCTCGACACCAGACGACTCAAGCGCGATTCGTTGAGCCAGCTTCGCCAGCCGCAACAGGTGGTCGCTCATGCGGCACCGTCCAGCGGTACGCATCCGAGCACTTCACACGCCGCATGGACGGTGGCGGCACTCCACCGTGTGCCGCGCTCTATCTCTGACAGCATGGCGGGAGAGCACCCGATGCGCTTCGCCAACTCGCGCAGCCCGATGGATTGCCGCTCCCGCTCGGCCCGCAATGCCACCCCGAGCAGGCGGCGCCTCTCGTCACGGTGGCCGCGGGCGCTAGCGCCGCTCTCGCCC